CGTAATCCTAAGGTAATTCGTGCCTGAGAGAAAGGTGTTAAAAGTGCCGTCAATCTGCTGGTAAATCTGTTCAATAATCTGCCGTGCAGTGCCGTTACTCGTATTACGCACCCAAACCTGCACGCCTGGATTATCAATCGCCTCGCCTGAATGGTTCCGGTCTGGTGCCTGACCGGCATACCCGAAAACCGCGATCAAATCGTCGGGACTTTCCGGCCTGGTATTGACAAAAATAGTGGTGCCGAGTGTACCGAAGCCGAGGGCTTGAAGTTGAGTGGCAATATCGGTTTCTGCATTTGAGGGGGCAACGGTCGTCACTGGATACCCCCTACTGCGTCAACGATATGCTGCGGGATTAAAGGGGCCATTGCGTTGGACGGGTCTTCAAGATACTTGGCTTTGGTTCCGGGCTTGGGGTGATGCAGGGTTAAATCCTCATGCTGCCTGGCTGCATACGGCGTGTAATAGCCGATAGTAAAACCGTCCGGGTTGTCCGGGTCAGGCTGCACCCTGCCGGATTGCATCAGCCGGGTACTTTCCCATGGCACCTGCTGGTTTGCGGCGTTTAGAATGTCCTCACACTCAAGTTTTAGTTGAGCAACGACCTGCTGGCGCTTGGTTTCGGTAAATACGGCTAACTGCTCCAGGACTTCGGCAGATCCCTCAAGTTCAGCAATTCCGGGCATCAGGTATACACCGCGATATAGACGGGAGTACCGTCGCCGTTTGGCTGATCATCCAAGCGCATTATCCGGGGCTGTGAACCGTCAGGCATAGTGAGTCTGTCATTGTAGCCCACCGGGGTTGAAGGGTCAAGGTACGTGGTGCCTGTGCTGATGACTTCCTGCCCTTCCTTATTGGTGATTTTCTTAATCCCCACTTCAGTACGGCAGGCGAGCATAACGGGAATTCCGTACGTCTTATCGCCGTTCTGGTCGTAGGCAACAAAAGGTTCCTGGATAATCTGCTGGTTAAGCCAGCCGTCAAGATAGCCAAGCATCAGTGAAACACCCGGTTAAGCAGCCAATACCCGCATGTCGTGATAAGGACAGAAAGAGCCGCGCCAACGCCCAAAATCGTAGCCTGAATTCCCTCCAGTTTACGGATACGGTTTTCGTGGTCGTTTTTGCATTTCAGGAGGTCTTTAACGTCTTTGCGTATGTCAAGGAGCAGTTCCCTTTCTGTCTGCGGCTCGTCGAAGGCTGCCATAATCACACCGTATAAACCCGTTTTGTGTGGATGTTCACCCGGACGATCTGGCTTTCAACAAACTGCCGCAAAAGTTCCCATGCGTCTGCACGCAGCATCGTGGAAGCCTTGTCCGGGTCAAACTGACCTTTGAAGTTCCCCACTGTCAGGGAAGTGGGGTGTGAGCCGTCCAGCCAGCCCCGTTCTGCACAACCTGCGGCTGCAAGTTTCAGACATGCTGCGGAAATGGTTGCGCCGTCGTTTGTCGCTGCATAATCATAGGGCGTAAGGTAGGCGTCAATCTCCCGGCTGGCCTGAGTGATGATTACGTTCATGTCATTGGCGGAAATCCGGTTGGTGGATATTCCCGTCAGACTTTGAAGATCGGATAAATTGCAGTAGGGACCACTCATCCGCCCACCTCATTTGTGTCCCTGTGATCGACAAGTACCGGGGCAGTCAACGGGTCAACCGGCTGGTTTTCGAGGATAAGGTTGGCATCTAACTGCCGTCCCAGGCCGTCATAAACACCAGTCCCGTGAACCTCATAATATGCCTGCTGTCCCGGCGTGAAGTTGTCCTTATTGTCAACGCAGAGCATCCGCTGCTCCTCCCATGTTTTTGTCAGGTATTTACCTGAGTTCATCGAGCACAGCATGGGGGTTTTAGCCTCCTGCTCAGTAGATGAACCGCACGGCTGCGGCGTTAAGGAAGGTTTCAGCGTCGAACCGGGCAGTGGCCTTGAGGCCTACTAGATCACGGATCGGATCGGCATACTGCTCAACCTGGATGTCCTCCCTCATGCCGATACCGGCTGCGGAGTTCCGGTCAAGGATGATACCGCCAACATTGCCCGTGGTTCCCCATCCCCAGTTATACGTCCCGCCGGTGTACTGAACACCGAGGATACTGACATTACAACCAAGCAGGCTGCCGATCTGTCCGGTCTGGACGATTTTATCTGCCGTGCTGGTGAACACGGACGTAAAGGCACCAAGCACTGCACCATAACAGGCCGGGTTGAAGATAATGTCCGTGGGGTGGAAGCCCTGATTGGCTACTGCACCGATACCCTGGCCGAGTACCGGCAGGGGGGTAGTGGATGCGTTGGTGGTTGAGCTGCCTGAGTTAAGCAGGATCGCGTTAAGGGCAGCCTGATTAAGGGCGTTCTCAATTCTCCACCCTGCTTTCCTGATTTCAGCCGCAATGACACCGAACTTGGCATCTGCCACCATTTCATTGGTGATGAGCGGCCGGACACCGTATTTCTTGGCGGTGAATGTTGCCACCGAATAGGTCTGGTCCTGGATCGGGATCTCGGAACCTTCAGATACTACCGGGGCGTAGGTGCCGGTTTCACCATACGGGACTTTGAGGATTTCCGCGCCCATCTCGAAGATAGGCAGGACGTTCCGCATACAGCGGTACGGTTCTGCGCCCTCAATGATGGTGCCGTAAACCTCGGTAGGGATCAGCACATTGGCGAGATTGTTAAGCCCTTCAGATACCAGCAATTCCCTTGCATTCTGAACCTTGCCATCCTGATTGATGTATGCCAGTTCACGGGGAACCACTTTCTCTGCACGCTGTTTGATTTCGCTCTGCCCCATGGTTGACATTTTGAGGTATTCGGCGAGGCGTCGGGTGTGTGTATAGGATTCGATAACCATTTGTCATGCCTCCTTCAAGTCGATTTTGCACTGGGGTTAACCAGCACGTACCCCGTCCCATTTGCTGGAATTCCCGACAGTGCGATACCAAGCATGTAAGCGCCAGCAGCGGCGACGGCAGTTTGCACACATCCAGAAACGGTGCTGTCCTGCACCTGGGTGCCTTGCGTGATCGCGGCACCGTTGGCCTCGCACACTTTGAGGATGCTGCCGACAATAGCGACGGCAACCTTTGCCCCGACAGTTGGCTGCGAATACAAGGCGACGCCGACAGGCTGCGTGGTGGTTCCTTTAACCGTCGGAATAACCGTCCAGTCTGCAACGCCGTTAAGTGCCACGGACTGCCCGGCGAGGATAGGCGCACCTGCAATGAAGTCCTGCGAGTTGAGGGATCGCGGCTTGGGATCGAAGGCCGCGGGTGTGGTTGCTGCCATTTAGTTCAAGCCCCCCGGATAACGCGGGAGTTTTTGTCGAATACGACGGACGTTTCTACTTTCCCGGCGTCAAGTTCCCGGTTGTCATTCCCCGTTTTCCTGTCCGGCCTGGACGCAAGTTCCTTGACCTGGGCTTCAAGGGCGATATTCTTCGCTGATAATTCCTTGATAAGTGCGGGAAGTTCTGCGAGTTCTTTGGGGATATCCGCCTTGATTTCGGCGGGTTTCTGTGCCTTGATCGCTTCAAGTTCTTTTGAGAGGGAAGTGATCTTATCTTCAAGCTCTTTGGTGTCCATGGTGTCGTGCTCCTTCGGGGGAAGGGTAATTTTTTCATCTGGCGCCGCCTGCTCATTCAGCCTGCATAGTTTGCAGGCCCCCTTGTTCACGAAGGCAAAGCCGGTAAAGGCGAGGGTGGAGGTTTCCATCTGGCGTGTCGTGGCGTTATACCGTTCATCCCCGCCGTGTTCTACACTGACAAAATTGATCAGACCGTGGCGCACCATTTCCTGCATATCCCGCTGGTTTTGCGTCCACGGCCATATCCGCACATCAGAAAGGATGCCTTGATGGGGCTGGCCGTCTTTTCCGATAAACTGCCCAAAATGAGGGTTGACTGCCTCGCCTACTTTATCGGTTGAGGGCCGGGGTTGTCCTCCGGTATGGCGGTTCCAGCCGGAATTGTCAAGCCAGTTTCCGGCGTATTCTTCAAGGGTTTTAGAGATGTAGTTGAGCGGCGTTCCCACTGCGCTGTCAGTCCAGACGCCTTCGGCAAGCATCGGAACATCTTTGATCAGAAGGCTGCCGTCTGCTTCCGTGATCATCTGCCCTTTTGTGAAGGGCATAGCAAGGTTCCTGATATGTTGAAGGGAGCCGTCACTGCCCTTACCTGCGGTGTCGGTATTGTGCGAAGTATCAGGATTGGAAGAATCGTTACCCGATTTGGGCATACTAATGCGTATGCTATACGTAGTATATTAACATGGGGAGAATTACGACGGTGCGACGAAGAGGGGAGTTTCAATCTCAATTTTACGGGCTTATTTTGTTAAGTTTTAAGTCTGAATAAAAAACGAATTCTTTCTCTAAAAAATATGCACTAACGGGATGAACGCAATCTTTTTTATAATACATTGTTTACTGTGAAAAAACGAAAAAATGGTGAAATTGTTCTTACAAAATTCATGTTTTCCTATCAGGTTTCCACTGCGTTGAATAAACAATTTCAATAATACGAATTGATTCTTCCATAAAATTAAATAAAGAGCGGATATATGCATATCTAAAATCATCCATATTCAAGGGTTTATGTGCCATCATTTTCGCACCCGTTCCAATACAATAATATGTTAGTTTAATACTTGTTGGATTTGAATGCATTAATTCAGACAAATAAGAATAATAAATTTTTAGTTCTTCATCGGCTATTTCGTTCTTAATTTGATACATTGAAACGCCTTGTCCTTGTTTTTGCATAAATCGTTTTATGTAATCAGGGTGAATTTCGACATATTTTAAAAATAAAACTGTATCACAAAAATTTCTCATTAATGGGATTATTGCATGTGAAAATTCAAAAAACGATAAAAGCATAATTCCCTGATATAACTCTGTCTGTTTAAGTATCATTAAACGAGCAAATTGATGTTCGATATCTACTTTGTCCGAGTTTTCCCAAAGCAATTCATAATATCGATCCCCAAGGTGCTCAAATTGGGGTATAAATTTTTTTAATTTTTTGTCATTTTGTAACATGTGGGCAGACCAGTAATTTCCGTCTTTCCCACCTTTTTTTGCAGATTTTATCCAACGGTTCTTATTCCATATCGCAATATGTTTTCTTACAGAATTAAACATAATTTGATTATCTTTTTATTAGATATATAAAAATTTTTAATAGTGAAAAAAAGTCAATAGTAGGTAATCACAAAAATCTGGGCCTTATTCTATATGAGCCTAATATTCCAGCTCCCGCTCCTCTTTCAATTTGCGAGCCCGATATTTCGCGTTACATCTGCCCAATCCTGACACATCAATAAGGGATCGATAATTATACAGCGTTTTTTACATCTAGTTTTATCCGG